CACTGTGATGGCTGCGGACGATGTGACCGCTGTGGCATCGAACAAGGTGCCACCAGTAAGGGGCAAAATTGTCACAGTTGGGTTAGTTAGGTATGTGGTGGTGCTGGTGGCCATAATTACTCCTGGTCATGTAGGTGTGTCGGGCCACCGCTGTTGTTTAGATTATTGCAGATTCTACGCGCTTGTGTGTGCATCATAGGTTCTGCGATTGCATACGAATGGTCAAATCATACGCGGGGAATTCTTGCCCACCAATAGAAGCCAATGCTGGGTTGCCAGAAACCACGGCCACGTTCTTTCCTAGAAGGCCAGCAGAGATGGCTAGCAAGGGTCGTAGCGTGTCTAAATTGCCTGGGCCTATACCAATGACCCGCACAGGAAAAATCATTGTAACGATGTGGTCATTCATAGCGGTAAAAGATGGGGCATCGATGAAGCAGCAATTACTGTTCAAGTTTCTTGGGTCAGTGACAACCCGCAAGCCCGTGATAGTTGCCAGAGTAGTGGCTAAATCATCTATGGCTTCATTAAAAAGGTCTGTGTATGCCATTAGGCCACCGCTGGGCGGTCAATCCCTAGCAGCTGCTTAACCATTGGCGTAAAAGCATTAGTGGTAATGGCTTGGCCCATTGAGTCAAAACTTGCGAATTGGTCAATGCTTCCGCGCTGACGGAAATACGCACCGGCAAGCATGATGGTTCCAAGCGTCACGTCTCCCGATGGGCTGGTCGCTAAAGCGTCAAAATAAGACGCCTCTTGTCTGCGTCTGTAAGCGACTTGATTACCAGCAGAGACACATTGTGCCAAGAAGGTGGTTTCATCGGCTGTAGGGCTTGTTAAACCGAGCCACAACTGAACCTGGGCGCTAGTCACCCATGTGCAGGTCTGGGTATAAACCAAAGTGCCAGGGGGAATTGCTGCAGAGCGTTCCAAATCACCGTCAGCGTCATAGAACATAACCTGATTGGGTATTGGGAAATCTGCGTCAAGCAGAATGTCACCTTGGCTGTCTATGCCTTGATAAAGGTATTGAGGCAATGCGTAAACAGTATGTGTGCCGTTTAAGTTATGACCCACCCCTGTAATGGTGATGGATTCACCGATAGCAATATCGGTGTTCTCCAGTGTTTGGACAACCGCATAGTCATCCAAACGCTGGTGGAAAATAACACTATAAGTAGCCATGGCGGCTAACCGCCTTTCGGACTAAGCGACTACGATGCCTTGAATGAAGCTTGATTTTGCAACAAATGTGGCGAAGTACTGGTGAATCGAAAGGTTGCGACCCAATGTTGATGGGTTTTCGAAGCTCTGCAAAGTAGCGCCAGATTCGTAAATTTCGAAACCTGGTGCGTAAACCACAAGCATGGTTCCAGAAGCAAAGTTGTTATCAACAACAACAGTAAGACCAAGCACGTTCATGCTGGTGTACTGCATTCCTGACACATTGCCAATGGAGTTTGTGGTCATCATGCCGTTGGAGTTGTAACCAAATACAGGTCTCTTGTCAGCGTCTAATTGCTGGCCCAATTTCTGCCAGACGTCAGGACTGACGCAAAGATGAGTTGGGAAGTAGTTGCTGTCCTCAGCAATTTCGCGGGCTGCGTCATACAAAGATTCAATCAAGCTCGATGGGTCAGTGGCATTCACAGTCCATGTTGAACCTGATGCTGTTTTACCAGCAACAAGTGCATCGGCTGCAATGTCGTCTGTCTTAATCATTACTTCACCGGCAAGGTCGTTCAAGACAAGTTGCAATGCTGCAGGGTCTGTGAAGTCAATGTCTTGCTGTGAAAGCGTTACCTGGCCAGCGACAGTTTGCTTAGTAACTGTGTTCGAAGCAATAACCATTGTGGTGGCTGATACTGCGTCAAGTTGGTTTGCCTGTACGGCTGCACTGGTGTGAGTGGTGATGGTTGGGCGAATGAACTGACGTGATGGTGATGCCGGCATCGCGCGAGCGCCAAATGCTGAAACGACAGGGCGCACGAAGTTCAAATCCTGAAAGAGAGGGCCGAGCACGTTGAGGTTCAAGAGGCCTGGTGTGTCGCCAGTAACAATGTCGCCAGCTGCTGCTTGCAGTGCTGTTTGTCCGCGGCGCTGTGCTTGCTTAAAAGCGTCAGTCACTTTGTTGTAGGTGTCTCCACCAATGTGGTAGGCAGCGAGAACTTCGGCTGCTGATGGCATAGCAAATTCGCGTTTTGGCTGGGCAAAAACTGATGATGCTTCGATTACTTCTGGGGCTGGTGTTTCTGACACTGGGTTCTCCTGTGGCTCTGTGGGTTCTGGCTCGTCGGGTGCCGTTTCTGTATTATTGCTGATTTCCTCATTGGATGTGGGGATACTCGCTGCAACTTCTGTGATGCTAGCACTAGCGCCAAAGGCACCGTGTGAAACTAGCGATAATTCTGTCCAAGCTGCTTTTTCAATGAGCATGACGCCAGCCTCGTTGTAGCTAAATTCCAACGCGTTAATTCCAACGCTTACTTGGTCATACACATTCTCTAGGGCGAGTTGTAGCGATTCCTCGCCAAGAACGGTCTTGGCTACTCGAGCCTGAAAAAGCATTCCTTCTGGGGTGTCCTCACGGGCAATGACTGTGCCAATTACCTTGTCGGCTGAATGGCCTACAAAGAGCTTTGGGTTAGGGCCATCAACTGGCAAAGCGCCAGGCGACAACATGATTTCAGTGCCATCGCTCACTGTTGCAATGACGTTATAAGGCGCTGCAATGCCGGTGATAGTTCTGCTAGGTGTGCCGTCTTTTGCGGCAGCGTCAATGGTTACTGATGTTGCGTTAAAGCGAATCATGCTAATTCCTCTTGTGTGTTTTCTTCTGGTAGGTCTGGGCTATCCATTTTGTCGGCCATCTCATTTTCAATGAGGAAGTCGTCAGTGTCAAACTCTACATAAGTACCGCGTGGCAATACGTTGTTTTGACTGAGGGTGGAAGCCAAACACTGCGCGTAAGCCTGCACCCCAAATATGTAAAGGTCGGCACGAGCTTGTTCAGAGCTCTGATATGAATACGCACCAGTGGAAACGCCTACCAAATATGGCGGGACGTTAGTAAGCCTGGCGCATTCAAGAGCCTGATAGTTGGCGGCATCTATTAACAGCATTTTGTCTGGGGTTGCTGTCGTTTCGGTGTAACTCAAAAACTCGTTTAATGCTGCAGTTTGGTTGGTTGCTCGAGCTGCGTTAAATGCTGATGCTAGGTCTGCAAGTTCAGAAGCGCTTAATGGTTCGCCACCTGTCTGTTTTAAAACGCCTGCAGGTATTGACGATTCGGCATTGCGGAAACGAGCAGCTTCAAGTTTCAATGCTGTTGCTACGGTCTGCTCTGACATATAAACAATGCCCTGAATAGGGCTAAGGAACTGCACCAAATCTTTAGGGTCAATCATGTTGCCTTGGAAGTAAACTTCTTTAGAAGGTGCGAACCAGACGGGCCCAGCCTGGTCGGTTGTGGTCACTGAGCCCGCTGGGATACGAGTAAAACCCGAAGGGAACCCGTCTTGTGTACGGCTAGTGATATACCAAAATGCGCGGCCATAGAAAAACAAGTCGTCAAATGTCCAAGCCATTAGAAAGTTATAAGTAACTGTTGGGTCGGGCTGGCGTAGCCATGCGCGTGGTGCCAGGTATTCCTTTCCCATTTTTGTTTCGGTTTCGTTCCAGCGTTCCGTGTACATCTTCAACGGCATTGAACCAATGACAGAAGCCATAAGGTCACGGGCGCGGCTGATGGTGGCAACGCTCATAGCGCGGTTACGCGCTGGGCCTTCAACATAGGTGTAGTACTGGCCAATTAGATTTACACCGGCAGAGTTAGGTGAGTAACCACCTGCAGCTGCTGCTTTGGCGGTTGGCTCTGCAGGGCTGATTGCTGCTTTAGTTACTCGATTGAATAGTGCCATGTTGGGATTATCTCACATTTCAGGTTGGCAGGTGGTCATGCCTTGCCAGATTCCCGACAGAACTAGCAAGACACAACCGCCGATAGTTTACCGATTGACAACTACCAGCATGGGCTTTCCTGCTTGCTTTGGTCGTGACGCCAGAGCGGCAGCCCAGATGGTGCAGCGCGCTAACTCGATAGGCCCAGGGGAACGCTTAGAAGATAGAGCCAATGCGTTCTGCTGGTAAATAGCTACGGCTCGGTTCATGTGTTCAGCAAGATTTGACTGGCCCATGTGCACCAGGCGTGAGTCGTTAATCATGCCTTTAACGAGACTTGTGTATTTCATAAGCTCGCCATATCCGACAACTTTTTTTCTACGCTCAAGAGATAGAGGGACGTGGTTTTCTAGTGTCGGTGTTACAGCAACCATGGTAGATGGATGCCGGCAAGCGTCAAGTAGTGCCTGTTGCATCTCAGCTAGTGAGCCAACTACGAACTCAACATTGACATGAGCAACGCCCACGTCATCAACAGCTGCGCGAACAGCCACATAGCGCGAGCCGTCGAGCGATGAATCAACAGCAATCCAGCCACCCTCTGGGCCTTCCATATCGGAAAGGCAAGCGTCCCACTGGCCAGGCTGCAGCCAGCAGGCGTCAGCATTCACAAATTGGTTAAGCGACCCGCGCAAGAATGATGAGCGGTCTGGGTGGTCAGCGTCCAACAGCAGTGACTCAAGTTCCAATGTTTGGCCGAGCGCGGGGTTAGCCCAGCCCCACCAGCGGGTTTCCATAACATCCACCCCAGGTGGTGGTGACCATTCCGCAAAGTAGAAACTGCCCTGGCGTTTTTCATCTATGAGCTGCAGCCCTTGTTCGCGATATCGAAGCATGGCAATCGAAGCTTCAGTGCCGGCAGTAGAAGTCATCATCATGATTGGCGACCCGCCAGCAGTACGCACATTGCGCGCCTTCATAGTTGGTCTGAGGCTGTGAGCCAAAATCTGGTCATCCACGGCATATATTTCGTCCACCCAAATCAGGTCACAAGAAAGGCCCATACCCGCCGAAGGCGTGGCGGCCTTCACCAACCAGCGCGACCCGTCAGGCATCTCACAAGTGTTACGGCCATACGCACGTTTCAAAGTTGCACCAAAATACTCAGCCAAAATAGGGGCCACAATTTCAAACTGGCGCACAGCAAGCGTAAGTTCATGCGCCGAATTAACTACCGTTTGTGGCTTGCCACGAAGCTTGGCGATAGACGTCATCCAAGCCCCCAAAACAGCCTGGCCAAGAACAGTCTTACCGCACTGGCGCGCCACCGAAATAAGACCAGCGCGGTTAATCAAATCACCAGTTTCAGCGTCAGCCTCAAATAATCCCTCAAGGGCGTAGATTTGCCAGTCCATCAAATCAACCTGCATATAAGTGTGAGCG